TATTGTTTCCTTCTTGGGCTTTACTTCTATCAGCATTTCAGTAATATTGCCATTAGCATCCAGTCCCTTCACATAGAAGTCTGGGAAGTATCTGTGGTATCTATTATCTATTGGTGATTTGTATGGTATTGCTATTTCCTCAGATGACCATTGAATAACTGATTTATTCTCATCTAGATGTACCATTAGCTTTCGTTCCCATAACGAACGAAATATGATGTTCGTAGGATTGCCCTTGTACTTTGATGGATTTTTTGGAGTAAATCTGCCTTTGTAAGTTTTCATATAAATATATAGAAACAATTTAGGAACTAAAAATGGCTCTGGAAAATTTAGCATTTATAGATGAATATGTGAGACAGGCCGCGGAAGCAGCTAGTGACGTTGCATCCGATATTGCCGGCAGATTAGGTGATTTTGCCTGGAATTACTCTATTAATGATAACACTCTTGGTCAAGCTGAATATGATTTCAGATATCGCACATTTCCTGAAGACATAGGAAATGATAGTGTTGGTCACTATATGATCATTAATATCAATGTGCCTGTGAAATCAACTGGTGAAGGTGTGCAAAGATCAGCATACGGTGGTCCTGAGAGAGGTCAAACTGTATTACGTAATGAATATTCAAAAGTGGACACACTTAGATTTGGTGGTGCTGTACCAGTTGGACCGGGTGTAGAGAGAGAACCATTTTCTATTCCACGATACACTCGTAGAATTAAAGAATCCATCGCAATATTCATGCCTACTCCTATCGTATTTAATACAACAAATGAATTTCAAGAAATAAGCTTAACTTCTCTTGCTACAGGCATGGCAGTCGGTGCAGCAGGTCTAGTTGGCGGATTTGTTGGTGGTCGATTAGGAGGAACATCAGGAGCATCCTCACTTGGTAGTACGGCATCTGGTTTTGTACAGGGTGCAGCAGAAAGGGGCGCAACAATTTCTGGTATGGCAGGTTATCCAATTAATCCAAGAGTTGAAGTTATTTTCTCTCGCACACACTTACGTCAGTATAGACTTGAATTTCTAATGGCACCTAGAAATGAACGTGAATCAATTGCCATGCAAGGTATTATTAGAACTTTGAGATTCCATTCTGTGCCTGAATTAGATCAAGCCACAAGAGGATTTACATACGTGCCACCAGCAGAATTTGATTTTACATTCTTCAACAAAGGCATAGAAAATCTTTATATTCCTAGAATGAATACTTGTGTCCTAGATCAAATTGAAGTTGATTTTGCTCCTACTGGCACATATTCAACGTTTTCTTCTGGGCATCCTGTTATGGCAAGATTAAGCATGGGTGTGAGAGAAATTGAACCACTACACAAGCGCCGCGTTATACAAGGATTCTAATAAATGGCTAGATATTTTGACAGATTTCCATTAGTTGAATATACACTATCTGGCAAAAAATATCCAGATTATCAGACAATAACCAATATTTTATTTCGAACAGCCATTATCCAAGAAGTTATAAACAATGCTTCAGCGTATATCAAATACGTGATAAAAGACGGTGATACACCAGAAATTTTAGCCGATAAGATATATAACGATGTTGAAGCACACTGGATCATACTGTATGCAAATCAAATAATAGATCCACAATTTGAATGGCCTATGCCTGATAATGTGTTCAACAAATATATTGCAGACAAATACCGCTCTATGGCCGAAGCCGACGTTGGTACCACATTATCAGAAAATCAAATTATCGCATGGACTCAGAACTTGACAAATCCAATGGCTGTACATCACTATGAAAAGGTAGTAAGACAAGAAAATCAAACTGAACAGGTAACAACTGAAAGCAGATATATAATAAACAAAACAAAGCTTACAAATAATGAATTGACTGTACCACATGATTATTATGATGAATTGGCTGACGAACAATCTGTCACATCTATTGATTTGACAGTAAATGGTCAGACAGTAATTCAAACAGTATACCGCAATTTCGTTACATATTATGATTATGAAAACGAATTAAATGAATCCAAAAGAAATATTCGCATTATAAAACGTGACTATTACTCACAAATAGTTAATGAGTTCCGTAGTCTTACTAATACAGATTTGCCTGTATTTTTTAGAAGAGTATCGTAATGGTAAATGTAAATGTACCTACAATAGAACAGTCGGAAGTAAGCTTTGCTGTTTCATTTGGTAATATTAGACCTGAAAACGCAATAGACCTAACAATTCGTGAGATTACACTGGGAGAAAGTCTACTAACACCTGGTCTTCAAACATCTGTTCTAGTAGATAGCTTCTTGCATGTATCGCCAGATCAAGGTGGTAAAGCAACACCACCAAAGAATTTTGATGATTATAAAAATAAAATAATGAGCATTAATATTGAAAGACCAATGCTCCAATTCCATAGTATGCAGACATCCCTTCAAGTTCAGCAACGAATTTATAGAGTGGACAATCGCCAGCTAATTAATAACAATAATGAGCGATTCCGTGTCCATGCTTGTGATGATACACTATTAAATGATGCCAGAAGTCTTGTCAGTAAATCATGGAAATGTACAACACCATCCAATATTGTCTCAGAAGTTCTTCGCGCGTGTGCGGGTGTAAGCAGACTAGAAGTGGAAGACGCTACACCATCTAGAGATTATGTGGCCGAAAATATACATCCATTTCAAGTCGTAGCACAACAGGCAAACGCATCTCTAGCTGGTGGTAGTGATCCATCTTTTCTTCATTATATGACATATGAAGACCTCGGCACACATAAATTTAGGTCTGTCTACAGTCTGACAAAAGCAAGTCCAGTATTTTCACAACCATTTTTATTTGCTGAGACTGGTGCTATTGCAGGATATAATAACCCATATACAATTCTTCAATATTCATTTCCATGTGATTTTGATTTATTGTCTGACCTGCTAAATGGTATTGACGTTGATGGTTCTAATATTAGCTCAGTTGTTACTACTAATCCCTCATCATCTACCAGCAGTCTTTTTGGTAATCAAGCTCTAGGATGTGGTATTGGTGGTGGTGTGTACAATCTAACCAAGACTAATTTTGGTACAGAAAAATCTCAAGATCAATGTACCTTTGAAGTGGAAAAATACTTGTTAAAAAGACAGGCCAGAATGAATTTATTAGAGCAAGACAAAATTGCTCTTAAAGTCACTGTACCATGGAATCCAGAACTAAATGTCGGTAAAATGATTGACGTTTTATTCCCTAGAAAAACAGGAAAAGCAGGAACTTCAAATGATGTTTTATATGGTACAGGTAGATATTTAATCGTTAATTTGGTGCATACAATCAAGAGTGGTGGTTTCTCAACTACTACGATGGAGTGTGTAGCACAGACAGCGGGTCAAGGAGTAGTATAATATGTCAAGAGGTATTGATCCGACAACAGAAAATAACTTAGTTGTCGGCTATGTGTGCGGAGGGCATGATGCAGATCCTGCACCAGATCAAGATGGTGGTGTTAGAGTATATCTACCACAGTTTCAAGGCAATGGTGTAAAGAAAGAACACATAGGTTTTTCACGCACACTTATGCCAGCAAATAAAAGTGGTGCAGTAGAATTTAATGGTGTACCAGATCCAGGTCAAGCGTTACTGTGTATGAAAGCTGGACCACCTGGTGATTCAACTGTAATTGTTTTAGGTTCTTTACCTGTGACACGCAAAGATGGTGGACAACCAGGTAATGTTAATTTAAATACAGCTTTACGTACCATGGTAGAAGCATTTTCTACGGAATTAAAAATCAATATTCCACCTAATGTAAAAGAAACAATGGTGGATGGTGCTAGAGTAAGACAAATTGAAGAAAAAGGTCAAAAGCACAAGCACGATTTACTAAAAGGTATGCCATCACATGGCGTATCTTATCCATTAGCTGGTATGTCACATAAGCAATTATCTAATATTTCTACAGCTACTCAGTCATTTAGCAATATTCTGACCAGTAGTATGATGTCTGCTATACCTGGTACCAGCTTTTCAGTAGGTAATATTTTATCATCCCTGACATCATCGATTGCTGACGAATTATTGTCTTCACTATCTCCTGATTTGGCTCAGGGTATGCAGAATATGTTTAATCTAATGCAATCAATTCAGGTAGCAGAAAGCGGCGGATTCAATACGTTAGGTAAAGTAGATCCAACCACGTATTTGGCCAATGCTGTTAATCTGCTAAAAGGTAATCAGTCTATAGGCGAAGTTATTTCCAATATGCAAAGACTTCAATCAGATTCATCACTATTTGGATTAGATAAATTAGGCAGTGCTTCATTTGATGTGCCGACAGCTTTTGGAATAATGAAAATGAGTGTATCTCCAACTGGTGAAATAGTTAATGAAATGCCAGATATAATGCAGAAAGCTATTCAAGCATTCACTGGACTAATGACTTCAGGTGCTGGTTTCCCTAGTGCATCTCTATCTAATATGTTTGGAGATTCAGCTTCGGTTATGTCTTCAATGTTTGATAGACTGCCACCAGAGAAGCAAACAAACGCAAAGAACATGATGGAAGGTGTTATTGCTTCTGGTACCAATCCTAGAAAGTCATTAAATACAATTGCTGATATTGCTCATAAAGGGCAAGACATATTGAAGTTTTTTAGTTAAATGTGAAAAGGAATAATAATGCCTCCCTATAAGCCACCAGGTAATCCAGTAGGAACAACACCAACCAATTTTAAAACACCGCCAGATGCAAGAGACACTGGTGGTGAATATCCAAATCAGTACATGAAGAAGACCAGTTCTGGGCATGTTCTTATTATGGACGACACTCTAGGTTCTGAACATATTACCATGCAGCATAGAAGCGGTTCTATGTTTCAATTTACTCCTGATGGCAGAATTACTTTTATTGCTCAAAGCGGTCAATATAGTGTAGTATTTGGTGAGAACCGTATGCTAGTTACAGGCGCGCACGATGTTGTCGTGGAAGGTATGGCAAGTATGAAAGTAAAAGGTGATTACAATACCACAGTTGAAGGCAACTATAATATGGTTGTCCATGGTGATATGAATATGACTATGAAGAATTTAAATCAGACAGTACGTGGTGATTATCATATGACAGCTAAAGAAATGACCATGAAAATGGAAGGTTCTAGTGAAATATCATCACATGGTATTACCAATTTATCTTCGGACGGAGGTCTAGCTCTAACATCCACTGGTGATTCTATTGCTATAGGTGCTGGTAAAACAATTGCAGTAAAAGCTAAATCTGATATTAAAGTCCAGTCTAGTGGTGCAACTCATATTAAATCTTCTGGTGCAATGAATTTACAAACCTCCGCTAAGTTATCACTTAAAGGTGGTACAATTGCTGCTGATGGTAGCGGCGGCGCACCTAATATTCTTCTTGCTTCTGGTGCTTCGGCTGCCGCTGAAGACGCTGCAATTGAATTCGCAAAACCTACAAGTCCAAATAGAGAGAGATAAATAACAATATGGCACAACCAATAGTAACATCAAGACAACCAGACTATGCTGATTTGGATTTGGATTTTCTTCCACATCCAACAACTGGTGATATTCTAAGAAAAACTGGGCAAGATGCTATTAAACGTTCTGTTCGTAATCTTATTCTTACTAATTACTATGAGAAACCATTTAGACCTGGTATTGGTTCTAATGCTCTAAGATTGTTATTTGATAATGCTAATCCATTGACAGCTACATTTCTAAAAGATGCGATAATGGAAGTAATAAGAAATTATGAACCAAGAGTTGAAATGATTAATTTGGCTGTAAATTTTGATATAGACAATAATGGATACAATGTAGATATGCAGTATGTTATCCTTAATAGAAACGAACCAGTAATAACAACGATATTTCTAGAAAGAATTCGCTAATGTCAGCTAACACAACTTTGACAGTTACAGACCTTGATTTTGAAAGTATTAAAAACAATCTAAAAACATATTTGAGAAGTCAAACACAGTTCCAAGACTATGATTTTGAAGGTTCTGGAATGAATGTATTGCTGGATATTTTAGCATATAATACTCACTACAATGCATATTATCTGAATATGGTTGCCAATGAGATGTTTCTTGATACATCTAAAGTTCGTCAGTCTACCATTTCCCATGCAAAGCTAATCAATTATATTCCAGAAAGTAAGCACGGTGCGGAAGCCAGAGTTAACATTGTTGTTACGCCTTCAGGAGTTGAAGACCAGCTTGCAACTAGTCTGGTTCTAAACAAGTATACCAGATTGATAGGTACAGCTTTAGATGGAATCAACTATCCATTTGTGACAATTAATTCTAACACGGTAATGAAACAAGCTGGTTCGTTTAACTTCGCTAATGTCACAATCAAGCAAGGTGAAGTTATTACCAGACAGTTTTTGATGAATTCAACAAACACAAAACGAGAGTTCAATCTTCCATCTGAAAATATTGATACTAATACAATAGTCGTGACGGTTCAAGAATCCGCATCAAATACAGATACCAGTTCGTATACTTTGGTAGATGATTTAACCGAAGTTACAGGAAATACTAAGGTATATTTCTTGGAAGAAACTGGAGATGGCAATTATAAAGTTTACTTTGGTGATGATGTAATTGGTAAGAAACCGAAAAACGGTAATATAATAAACATTACATATTTGGACACTGTTGGTTCTATAGCCAATAAGATTAACGCTTTTAGTATGGTAGCAAACGTTGGTACTTTTGATGATAACATTGCAGTATCATCATTAGGTCCCGCATATTCAGGAACAGAAAAAGAAACCATCGATGATATCAAGTACCGCGCACCATATTATTATATTGCACAGAATCGTGCTGTAACAATTAATGATTATGAAACTCTAATCGTTAAGGACTATCCTAATATTGATTCCGCTGCAATTTGGGGCGGTGAAGATAATAACCCTCCGATATATGGTAAAGTATTCTTATCACTTAAGACAAAGGAAAATTTCTTCTTAACCAATCTTGAGAAAGAAAACATCAAGGCAACTCTAATTGAAAATAGAAATGTTTTGACTGTTGTTCCAGAGATTGTGGATCCAGCTTATACATATGTCGTTCTCAGAGGTGAGGTCCAATATGATCCAACTCTAACTTCTCAATCTGAAAATCAATTAAGATCATATGTGTCTGCTGCGGTAAATGATTACAAAGACCAGAACTTAAGCAAATTTAGAACGGTATTCCAAAAATCTAAATTGCAGCAGTATATTGAAGATTCAGAAAAGTCTATAAAGAGTTCTGACGTTAAGGTGCTATTACAAAAACGTGTAGAGCTTACGCTAAATCAAACTAAAAACTACACACTCAACTTTGATGTGCCTATTAAAAAGGGTGATTATACCAATTACTTGTACTCTTTCCCTTCTGTAACTGTGGCTGATCCTAATCTGATTCAGAGACAGGTATTCTTTGAGGAAACACCATCAATAAGTTCTGGTATTGAAAGAGTAGAC